AACTTCATCCCAATTATAAACGTGGAATTTATCATAAAAATCTAATGCTTTCTCTTTCGGTGTCATAGTTTAAGTTTTAAAATAGGATTTCTCCCGGTTCTTTGTTCTCCCAATCTTCTTTCTCCTCCTCTGATTTTGATTACGCCTATTACTGGCTATCAGAACATTTTAAATTCATAAATGCAGATGGATTTTTTGAGGAGAATAAACGCCTTATGAACTATTTAGATATTTTAGAGGTTGTAGATTCAATGCCTGTAGAATATGACTTTAGACCTGATTCATTTGTAATAGACCCTTACAACTCTTTAGGCATGGCAGAAGATAAACCAACCCAACAACATTTATATGATTATACGGTAATGGCTGAGATTAGAATTTACTGTAAATTAAACAAGAAAAGTTGTTACATTTTAGCGCATGGAGTTACAAAAGCATTAAGGTTAATACACCCTAAAGGACATGACTTTGAAGGTCACTCTATACCGTTAATGAGTGCAGATATTGAAGGCGGTGGTAAATTCGTTAATAGGTCAGATGATTACGTTAATATTCACAGATACACGGCACATAAAACAGAATGGTTCAAGACAGAATGGCACGTTGCTAAGATAAAAAACACAAAAACAGGAGGCCGACCAACATTTAAAGATAACCCAGTTATTTTAAGGGCTTTACCAGACTTAATAGGCTTTGATGTTTACATAAAGGAGGAGAATTTTGCAGAACCAAAAACCTTTAAAAACCCCCTCACAGAAGAAGAGAAAAAAGACACACCAAAAGAACTAACACCTGACACAGCCTTTGATAAGAGCGTAGAGTACGCTAAAGAGAAAGCAGCAGAGGAGGAGAAAGAAGATTGGGAGAACAAAGAACCGGGAGAAATCCTATTTTAAAACTTAAACTATGACACCGAAAGAGAAAGCATTAGATTTTTATGATAAATTCCACGTTTATAATTGGGATGAAGTTAACGGATACATGACGGACGACAAAGGCACAAAAGAAATGTGTAACAAAGTTATAGATGAAATAATTGAATTATGGAGTAGCATAAATTTTGATAGCAAGCACTCTTTTTATGATTTTTGGAAAGAAGTTAAACAAGAAATAATTAAACTATGAAATCACAAGACTTAAGAATAAATAACTGGGTATTAGATAGAGGCCTTGAGCAAACAGTTGATTCAATATGTAATACAGAATCGGGTGAGGCTGACTGCTGTTTAAGTCATTCAGGCAATGGAACAACAACAATGCATCCAATCCCTTTAACTAATGATTGGCTAATGAAGTTTGGATTTGAAGAATGGGATAGATATAATTGGAAAAATAATGGCGTACATATCCATTTCATACCTGCGCTTGATGAATTTGAGTTTCAGTTTGGGGGGTCTTGTGTCACCATACAATACGCCCACCAACTACAAAACCTATATTTTTCCCTCACCCAAAAAGAACTAACCCCATGAGAGAACTAAAGATAATACAGTCTAAGAGCTATCTAACAATGATGGCAGCAAGAACTAACCGAAAAGAACACCAAGAACAACTTGACAACTGCTATGACCAGATAGATTTTCTAGAGGGTTGGAGAAAAAAAGCAATTGTTATCATTAATCAGCAGAACGAAAGGAACATAGAAATGGAAGATAAGGTACGTATAAGTGAATCTAAGAGACTTTCTTATAAAACTGACGTAGATATACTTGAAAGAGAAAATAATGCCTTAAAAGAGCAGGTTGAGCGTCTAACGAATAACATAGAATTATGAAAGAAAAAGCAAAAGAACTGGTTGATAGGTTTTTTGAACACAGTAGAGATTACTACTCGATAAATAATAGCCACGCCAAACAATGCGCTTTAATATGTGCAACAATGCTAGCAGAGCAAGAGGATGAGTATAACTATAACGACCCTAAAAGGAAATCAAAATGGTGGGAGGTAATAAAAGAAATCAAGAATAATTAGGTCAGTATATAAATTATATATAGTTTTACAGCATGAAGAGTAAACTAATAAGCTATCCAGACACCATTCATAAGAAGTTAAAGACTTCAGCAAAGAAGAACGGACGTACTATAATGGCAGAGATAAGAGAAATTTTAATACAGTGGGCTAAATAAAAAACTATGAAACAGAAAGCAAAGGAGTACATCACAATGTCACTAGGTGGCAACATGAATATATCAACTCTAACATTATCGCATTGGATTGATAGTCATGTATCATTCGCTAACTCCCTCAACCCTCTTGATGTAAAGATAGATGAAGATGGGAATGTATTGAGTGAGCCAGTTAACAATAATGAGTTAAATGAATCTGCACCACATAGAGAATATCTTAAATCCTTAGAGGTGTATAGTCAAGCCCAAACCATAACCGAACGCCTTAAAAGCGATAAGGAGAAGTTTGACACTCTTTTAAGTATTGCGTCTAAGATATTAAAAGAAGAAGGTGGAGCGTGGACTCAAACAATGTACGATTTAGAGAAAATAATAATAAATGAATTATGATAGAAGTATGGACAGATATACCGAATTACAACGGTGATTACCAAATCAGTAATTTAGGGAGGGTTAATTCTTTTAAGCAAAATAAGCCCCGAATATTATCTGCAAGCATAAACCGCAAATATCTAATAGTCGGCTTATCTAATAAGGGTGAATCCCGAACAGTAAGAGTTCATATACTTATGGCAGAAACATTTTTAAACCACAAAACAGGTAAAAACGGCAAGGTTGTAGACCATATTAACAACGATAAATTAGACAACAGATTAGATAATCTACAATTAGTCACCCAACAAGAGAACTGCCAAAAGTATTACGATTCAATTAGAGGCACAACAGCCGTTAAAAAGAAAGGCAGTAGCAGTAAATATGTTGGAGTGTATTGGAATATCGGAATGAAGAAATGGCAGTGTATTATTCATATTAAACAAAAAGCAAAGCACTTAGGGTATTTTACAGATGAACTAAAAGCATCACAAACATACCAAAATAAATTACAAACAATAACCAACTTATAACAAAAAGAAAGGATATGAAAACACCAATGCAGAAGTTACAATTTGATTTAGAAGCAATTCAGGAAAATCAAGATAACATTGAAATAGAAAAGGTTTTAGACGCCATTAGATTTACACACAGGCCGAACGAAAAGCAAGTAATTATTGATGCTGTTGAATTTGGCGAAGAATTTGGGAGCTTAATGGGTGAAGATTTAGGTAATAAATATATCGATTCAATTTTTAACTAAAGAACCATGAGCTACACCTACAAAAAACCCACCACCGAATCCAAAGAAGGCAACTTATACGCTATACTATGGATAACTCTTATGTGCTTATTTACTACAGGAACACTACTAGAGAGATATAGTGAGCCAGAACCTACAAAAATACCTTACATATTAACCCATGAGGGATTTATTAAAGACCTTAAACCTCATTACATAGACGAACATTGTACTAAAAACTAAACTATGAATCAAGAATTTAAAGATTGGCTAAATGACCACGACAAATATAGAACATGGCTTTTAGACCACAGAATAACAATAGAGAACTTTAAAAGGATAGTACCAGCCGCCATGCAAGTGGGTATTTACTTAGAATACTTCGATAGCCTTGGAATAAATATAGATGTTTCTCATAATGGACATTGGATTTTCTTTAAAGGAATGAGGCGAATAGAGGGTGTGGAAAATTCAAGACACGAAGCTTATACCGCTGCATTTGATAGAGCATTTGAAATATTAAACCAAGAAAAATGAACCAAACAAAACTAATTTTCGGAAAGTCAATGAATTTCCCCCAACACGACAAGAGTGAATACCTAGAGCGAAGAGTAAGATACTTCCTAAATTTTGATATCCTAGCGACACATTCGAATATCGTAATGATGGACTTCGGACTATCTGTTTATGAGTGGATGAAAAACCCCCTAACCAAGAGAGAAAGACTTTACTTATACAAGAGACGTGGAACTTATGCAAATAATAGAGCGATATAAAGTATTATAAGAGGTTTAGTAAACGAACATACAATAGATTATGAAAGAAGAATGTAACTATGAGAAAGTAGGAGAGCCAATTTACAAAAGCTCTTATGATGTTAGACAAGAGTATAAGACAGATTGCGGAATACGACATGTAAATTTATTGGAGCGAGTTTTTGACGGCGTTAAGCCAATAAGAGTTAAACCAAACGGTAAGTGTATTTATTGTAGTAATTTAATAAAATCCACATGAAAAAACCCCTAACATCAGGTAAGCTAGTAAAGAAACTACAACCATGAGAAGAGTAAGTTTAAAACGTCAAGCACAATTAAAGGAATATAAAGAGCTTAGAATAGAATTTTTAACCCTAAATCCTATTTGTATGGTATGTAATAGACATGATGCAACAGAAATACACCACACAAACGGCAGAACCGGACTAAGATTACTAGATACTAATTATTTTATGGCAGTTGATAGGCCTTGTCATATTTATATTCACAGTAACCCAATAGAAGCAAGGGGGGAAGGATGGTTAAAATAGATATTAAACCCTTAAGCGTCAACCAAGTTTGGCAGGGAAAGAGATTTAAGACCCAGAAGTACAAAAGTTATGAAAAAGAACTATTATTAAAGTTGCCCACGATAAAAATACCACCACCACCATACAAAGTTATTTACGAGTTTGGAATGAGTAGCGTTTTATCAGATTGGGACAACCCTATAAAGCCATTTCAAGACGTTCTACAGAAGAGGTACGGATTTGATGATAAACATATTTTTGAAGCCACAGTAAAGAAGGTAAAAACAGAGAGGGGAAAGGAATACATTAAATTCACAATAAGAGAACTAATAGATAAATATAAAGAACTATGAAAGCAGAAGAATTAAATCACACAACATTATATTTTAATCATCATACTCAAATTGTGGTGTCGGATACGGTTTCAATGATTAGGTCAAAGTTATTAAACGACCCTAACCAATTTCTTCAATTCACAGAAGCAACTGGACAAGGAATTGTAATGGAAGATATATTTATTAATAGAAATGAAATATTATACTTTAGAAAACATGATTATTCATTTTAAACAACTAAGCTATGAGCTACTTAACTAATAAAAACACCCACACCAAGATAGACAGACTATTAAAGGAAATAGCAAGCTTCCAATGCCAATTAGGAACCGACTCTACAAAAGAAGAGAGAACAGAAATAGAGGCTTCTCAATTAATGTTATGGTATAAAATTAAAACCCTAGACGAACAGTTTTTTAATGATGCTTACTTAATAGATTAAATTATGAGAAAAATAGGAGATTATGATACATGGTACAAACCTTGTGACCGCTGTGGACATGATACTGCAAAAAGCACACCCCCAAAAGAGGGAAATAAGCGTTGTTGGAAGTGTGGCGACTATGTAAAACGAGATTACAGCGATAGAGCCTTAAAGGATAAAAACCCCGAATTGATTAAATAATCACTATATTGCACTATGAAAAAGGTATTTAGCACTATATTAATGATACTAGGAGTACTTCCTTTGTTTGCTATGGTATTTTCAGGCCTAATAGCAGGACTTATCGTAAACGGCTTTAAAATAGGCTACGACACAATGGACTACAATAAGCTTAAGGCTAAGATGAAAAACGAGGACGTAAAAAACACACCTACAACATAATGAGTATATACGACCTTTGGAAACACATACTATCCCTAAACGAAACCCACATGATTGCACGTATGGGTCAAGAGTACTATAAAGAGTTCGAGAATTAAAAAGAAACTATGAAAGTAAAGATAAAATCAACAGGCAAGGTAGTAGAAGTGTACAAAAGCTCTCTAAGAGGCACTTACATAAACGCTAACGACTGTACTACCGAATACGATAAGAGCGAAGTAACGGTAACAGGTTAAAAACCAAACACTTACAAATTAATTGTTAAAATCTATTAATGAGCGATAACAGAGCAAATAACGGGGGACACAGTACTAAGGCTACTAGTAAGCATGATAAACGCTGTAACCCATCTAAAAAGCTCTTAGAGAAGTACATTACAGAAGAGTTTAACTATGATAAGATGAAAGGGTTATTCAATAAGCTTTTAAAGGATGCAATGAATGGAGACACTAAGTCAACAACCTTATTTTTAGCTTATGTAGTAGGCAAACCAACTGAAAAGAAAGAGATTAGCCTAGATAATGACCTAGCACAAGTAATAATTAATTTAGGGCAGGGCGTGAAGTAGTCTCCACCGTGTGCAAATTAGCATTTAATTCAACAAAACCAGTACATTCAAAAATAAAACTATGGCAAAGTATTTAAGAACAATAGATATTGATGAATCAATCCCCCCACCACCAAAACCACCATTATCAAGAGTCATGAGAGAGGGTGGAACACATATCTGTGACAACTGTAATAGCACAATGAGCAAAGATGGCTTTCTTAGATTGTTTGGTAAACTATATTGTGATAATAAATCATGTAGAAATTCTAAATAAATATGACAATCAATCCATGTCCTTTTACTGATGTTGTAATTCCTCCTTGTTATGTGCTGCCTAATATGAAAGAGGTTAGGCTTTCCTTCAATTTTCACTACGGTTCTAAAGAGAGATTTCACACCCTAAGCAAACAGATAGCAAAAGACCCATTAAGAAAGGTCACATACATTAAACACGTGCAGGCATCTAAAGGATGTTTTGTTATTGAATGAAACTTCTCCCCAAACAAAATAAAGCAGTCTACTACCTAAAGGATTCTACTACTACTGAACTTTTGTTCGGTGGAGCAGCGGGTGGAGGTAAAAGCGCACTTGGTTGTTTATGGTTAATAGAAAACTGTCAGAAATACCCCGGTTCAAGATGGCTTATGGGTAGAGCTAAACTCAAAACTCTAAAAGAAACCACCCTTAATACCTTCTTTGACCTAACCCAAGACCTTGGAATAAGCGACCAGTTCACATACAACGGACAAACAAACGTTATAGCATTTACTAACGGCAGCGAGATAATCTTAAAAGACTTATTCTTATACCCTTCAGACCCTCACTTTGACAGTCTAGGTTCACTAGAAATCACAGGTGCATTCATAGATGAGTGTAACCAAATAGTGTATAAGGCATGGCAGGTAGTAAAAAGTAGGATAAGATACAGACTTAATGAGTTCGATTTAACCCCTAAACTACTGGGAACATGTAACCCTGCTAAGAACTGGGTGTATAAGAAATTCTACATCACAGATAAGAACAACTCAATGCCTGATTATAAGATGTTTATTCAATCACTTCCAAAGGACAACCCACACCTACCAAAGTCTTACATAAAATCACTACTTGAATTAGATGAGATAAGCAAGAAAAGGTTACATGATGGTGACTGGGAATATGATGACGATAAGGCTACCCTAATTTCTTACGGTGCTATAATGGATTATTGGAACGGTCAACACATAAAACCAGAGGGAGAAAAGTACCTCACTATTGACGTGGCTAGAAAAGGGAAGGATAAAACAGTCTACAGAGTGTGGCATGGATGGGTATGTACTCATAGATATGAATTAGCAATCTCAACAATAACTCAGGTAAACGACAAGGCAAGACTAATACAAGCAGAACATCAGATACAAAACAGTAAGACTATAGCAGATGAGGACGGGGTAGGGGGAGGAGTAGTAGATGGGCTTCAATGTGTAGGATTTGTCAACAACTCAAGACCTAAAAAAGAACAGGTAGGTGAGTTCTATGTAGTGCCTAATTACGCTAACCTTAAAAGCCAATGTTCGATACTAATGGCTAAGAAAATCGAGGCCAGAGAGGTGGTTGAGATGTGTCAAGACGCTGATATTATCGATATAGTAAGCGAGGAAATGCAACAGGTTAAGCTAAAGGATATTGATAAGGACGGCAAACTATCTGTGATTCCAAAGGATAAGATTAAAGAGAATATAGGTAGAAGCCCAGATGATTGGGATGCGGTAATGATGAGAATGTATTTTGATTTAGAACAAGAGTTCTTTGTAGTTTAATTATTGTATATTTGTATTGTAAATGCAAGCATAAGGTATTCGTATCTTAGTTTAGGAGTCTGGATTAGTTCAGGCTTTTTTTATTCCCTAATCTTTTAATGATTATATTCTAATCAATCCAAATTAATTGTTATCTTTGTTGTGAGAGTGCCTGAAGATAAACGGTGATACGAGCTATCTCGAACGTGAACACCTCTGGTCCAAGTGTCCAAGTCAGGTTTAAGAAAGGTAGTAGGAAAATATCACAGCCTTTGTAGGGCGTTGTTTATTGGAGGGGTTTAAAACGGTCGAGAATCGGTTTCCCTCCAAGACTACAAACTTGGACACTCTCTTTTTAATTAAAGATTATGAACAAACAAATGAGCATTATAATTAAATGGGTTACATGCTTAAGTCTTTCCTTGATAACCGCTATAGTATTAAACCTATTCACTGTTGGAGAGTTTTTAATTGGATGGTGTAGCCCTGTGTCTTGATAAAATAATCCTTTATTGCTGAATAGAAGAATATACACAAAGCCATCAACATCAATAGTCAACACTCTCGCTTCTCCTGATGCTTCTCTTATTTCATCATAAGGGAGGCAGTCTTCAACACTTATCCAATTCATAGTTTTAATTTAAGTGATTCTTTTGTGTCACCCTTACAGGTGTCTCTTCTCTATAATTCTTGCTGCAATGTATAGTAATATAGCTCCTAGTATTAAGGTCATTTGTTTTTAAAATATTCATTAAAAGCTTGAAAGGAATAACACCAAACCACAGCGCTACACCATCCAATTAAAAACTCTCCAACAGTGAATAGGTTTAATACTATAGCGGTTATCAAGGAAAGACTTAAGCATGTAACCCATT